GCCTTTAATCTCTGTTTAAGAGCATTAAAGTTTTAATATTTACCCCGATATTAAAATTATAAAGTAATTCCCCCTAAATCTTTTATTTTGTTTTGTTATTAGCGTAAAATGACATCGACAAATGACTATAAAATAAAATGCTAGTAACCTGGAAAGCGTATTTGCAAAAAGCTAAAAAAATTTGACCAAAACGAAAAAAAATTGACCCCCACCTGGCAAAAAAATTGTTAGTTTCTGTGAGCGGCACACAGCGTATATCGGTATGGAGCCTTCCCCCTCTAATTATCTCATATAAATTTTGTATCTTTACAAAAAAAAATCATGGAAGGATTAACAATTAAAAATGGTAGGCTAATAAACATGCGTCCTCAGTCTGTGATGGGTATTGAAATGGCCGCTATGTACAGAAAGCAAATGAAGAAACAATATAAGATAGACTGTATTGCAGATGGAATTGAAAGAGCGAAGATGAGAATGGACGGAGACAAAGATATATACGAAATGTAAACGATTAGTTTGTTTGTTTGTTTGTTGAGAGAGGAGGATAGCATACTGTTATCCTCTTTTTTTATGTCGAGTTATAAACATCTATGTTGTTTTTATGTCAATAATATGTCGATAATAAAAATGTAAGTAATTGATTTTAAATACTTATGTCGATTATGTCGATTTCAAAACGAATCTGTATTCAAAAACTTTTTTAATAGTACGTATATAAATATATATATATGTATGAGCTGGTAAAACCTACATACTTTATTAATTATAAGTTTGTATATTTGCTATAAATTAAATTGAATTTACTATGAACCCACAAGCAGGAGGCTACACGCCTAAAGACCTGAGATTTGGAGACTCAGGCAGAACATCACTAATCAAAGGAATCACACAAATCGCTAACGCTGTAAAATCTACACTAGGCCCAAGAGGTCATACTGTGTTGATAGAATCTCCAAGCCAATCACAAGGCATGACAGTTACCAAAGATGGAGTTACTGTTGCTCGTTCTGTAAACTTACTACACCCCGTAGAAAATTTAGCAGTCACTATGATGAAGCAAGCAGCAAACAATACTGCAACCTCAGCTGGAGATGGAACTACAACTGCGATTGTTTTGACAGAGGCATTAGTAAAAGCTGGTGATGAGTTAATGAAACAGAATGTTAATCGAACAGAAATACTACGTGCAATAAACACAGAGCTTGACAACATTGTGAAAGAACTGAAAAAGCATTCACAAAAAATTACAAAGCGTAGATTGAAAGACGTTGCTGTTATATCTGCAAACGGAGATAAAGATATAGGAACTATTATATCAGACACGTACAATCAAGTTGGTAAGAATGGAATCGTTACGGTCGAGCGTTCTCAGACAAGTGATACTTATAGTGAAGTTACTACAGGCATAAAGGTTGAGAAAGGAATGAACTCTCCTTTGTTTATCAACGACCAAAAGAAAGACGAGTGTATTATGGAAGACGTACACATACTTGTGTGTGATAATACAGTTGAAAACATTTTGAATATTGAAGGCATACTGAAACCAATCATTCAACAAAACAAAAGATTACTATTGATTTGTAATGTAAGTGAGAATGTATTGAATACTTTGGCAGCAAACGTTGTAAAGAAAAAATTAAATGTATGTCAAATCTCTCCACCACAATTTGGTTACAAACAACAAGAGCTTATGCAAGATATTGCTGTGTCAGTGAACGCAAAATATTTTTCAGAAAAAACTGGTGATGATTTAAGCCTGATTACTTTTAATGACTTAGGTCATGCTTCCAAGGTGATAGTTGGGAGAGACTCTACAGTCATTATCAAAGACCCCGAAGTTACGGATGCTGTAGTAGAGGAAAGAGTAAAACAACTGTGGGACAGTCATAAGTTGGCGACAAAAAAAGCAGATAAAGATTTTATCTTATCTCGAATAGCATCTTTGACTGGGGGGATTGGTGTGATACATGTCGGTGGTCAAACTGACTTGGAACAAAAAGAATTATATGACAGAGTAGATGATGCGGTATGTGCTGTACGCTCTGCTTTGACAGAAGGTATACTACCTGGTGGTGGAACGGTTCTATATAGTATAGCCAAAGAATATGAAAAGCTTTCAGATACCTGCAAAAAAAATTCTCGAAAAATTGCTTACGCAATTTTAGGTAGAGCCTTGAAGGCTCCACTTGAGCAGATACTTGAGAATGCTGGATTGAATGCAGATGAAATCTATGAAGGTATAATACACCCACGCCACGGGTATGATGTTAAAAATGAAATGTATGGAGACTTGCTTGAACTAGGAGTCATTGACCCATTGAAAGTTACCAAGCACGCATTGATGAATGCAGTGTCAGTTGCAACAACCATACTTAGTACTAACGCTATTATAACAATGGCAAGAACATATGAAGCAAATGCAGCCACTCAATAAGTATATCGCAGTAGATATAATCGATGAAGAAATAACTACAGACTCAGGATTGTTATTATCAGACAAAGACAAGGACGCTCTTAGGTATAGAAAAGCCAAAGTAATCAAGCCAGGGACAGAAGTGCAAAACTTAAAAGCTAATGATATTATATATTATGATAGTCGTAGCGGTTACACTATGCTAATAGACAACAAGCCTTGTACTATTATTTCTGAGAGAGACGTTGTTGTTGTCGTATAGACTTATTCATTTCTTTTATAAAGTTTCTATACACTTTATCTGTGTAGGAAACCTTACGTAAAAACATAGGATTAGTTTTAGAACTAGGTATTTCTTCTCCGTTTAGTTTTTTGTATATACTGTTTATTACACGCTTTGCTTTGTAAGATAATTCATACAACGCTTTTTGTTTACCAGAACGTTTTCTAAATACTACTATCCACTTCTCTTTCAACAACTTATCGAATCTATTTACATTCCAACTTAATAGTTCGTCAAACTCTTGAAACTTATCTTTACTAAAGTAATCTTCGGTGTAGAGAAACAATAACATATCTAGTTCTCCAGTGGTAAGACCATACTGTGATTTTATCCAATAACGGACAACTCTCCAGTATTTTAAATAATCAAATTGCATTTTATTAAATTTGTATCTTTGTAAAAATAATAAAAAGATGGCAGAAGAAAAAGATTACAATTATTTAAACGAGTATAATAAAAAACTTGCAGAAGCTAAAAAAAGAAAGAAGACTACGAAAATGAAAAAAAGAAGAAAGATAGCTGGTCTGCAAGGTCTACAATCTTTTGCCTCAACGTATAAACCTAAAAGAAATAAAAATGCCTACAGTTAGTTATAAGTGCCCAGACACTGGGAAAAAAATGAAAAGAAGCTTTCCTTACAATGCAGTTGGAAAAGCACAAGCAGTTGAATTTGCCAAGACAATGGATGGTCAAATGAGTGGAAACCCTTCTAAAAAAATGACAGAATCAGGTTATTAAATCATGGCAAAAAAGAAAACTAAAAGAAAAGGAAATAAAATTTGTGCAGCAGGTATAGCTTGGGCAAAGAGGACTTTTGATAAGTACCCTTCTGCTTACGCTAATATGGCTGCTAGTAAATATTGTAAAGACCCTAATTACGCAAAGGGTTCAAAAAAATAATTGATATGAATAAAAATGCATTAAAAAAAATTGCTGGTGAGCTAAGAAAAGCTTCTGCAATGCACAAAGGCCAAGCGGCAAGAATAGACAAGATGTTAAAATCAATGACTCCAAAGAAAAAGAAATGAGCAAGTTAAGTAAAGCACAAAGAAAAATTGCTAGAGCTGCATTTCCTTTTGACAGAATAACTGGTGATGACTTCAAGGCTCTCAAGTCAAAGAAGAAGAAAAAGAAAAAGTAATGGGTGAGTTAGCTAAATGGCGTAAACAAAAATGGGTACGCATAGGCACTGATGGAAAAATCAAAGGCCCTTGCGGAACTAGTAAAAATAAAAAGAACCCTGACAGGTGTTTGCCTTTAGCTAAAGCCAGAAGGTTAAGCAAAAAACAATTAGCAGCAACAGCAAAAAAGAAAAAACGTAGCGGTGGTAAAAAACAATTTGTTTCAAACACCAAAGCAGCAAAAGTTAGAAACTCATAAATAAATAAAGTGTGGCAGAAAAAAGTAAAATGTCCTGTAACAAAGTTGTTGCATCCGATAGAGCAGGCAAAAAGAAAATGGTTAAGGCCTGTGAAGGAGGAAAAGAAAAGCTTATTCACTTTGGAGCAAAAGGATATGGACATAATTATTCAGCAGCTGCAAGGAAAAGCTTTCGAGCACGTCACAAATGTGGACAAGCAAAATCAAAACTAACAGCAAGATATTGGGCGTGTAAAAAATTATGGGCAGGAAAAGGTGGCAGCACCAAATCAAGTCCTAAAAATAGACAAGGAAAATATTAGTATCTTTGTCAAATAAATATTAGTGAGTTATGTCAAACTTTATTCAAGAAGTATTTTCAAGGGCAAAGAAAAAGGGTACACTCGGAGATTGCACTGGAAAAAAATTTGGAAGTAAATCTTGTCCAAAAGGTTCTAAGAAATATAACTTCGCTAAGATGATGCGAAAAATTAACAAGAAAAAATAATTAATAATAAAAAATAAATATTATGCCAAGTCACTATAAAAAACAAGGATATAATTCAAGATTAGATGAGTCTATAGGAATGAAGCACAGAGGTGCTCACTCTCAATCAATGAAAGACCGTAGAGATGAAAGTAAAGGTATGGCTAAGAAAATGACTGGTCGTGCTTACAGTGGAGACCATCACATGGATTATCCAGGTAGCGTTCACTCTCACCTCGGCTCATTAATCAGAAAGTAATGGGTAAGTGGTTAGTTAAAGCAGGACTTTGGGTTCAGAACATGTGGAGAAGACTATGTTGTAAATGGAACTGGTTGTTATCTAAGCTTGTTGTGAACGTGAAGGATTGCCCTGTTGCAGAGTGCTTGTGTAAAAAATAAAATTGTGAGGAGAAATCTAACAAGAAGAATGCCGAGCAGAGGGCTAGGAGATTCTATAGAAAAAATAACCAAAGCTACTGGAATAAAATCAGTAGTAGAAAAAGTAAGTAAAGTAACGGGAACTCCATGTGGTTGTGGTGAAAGACGTGATACACTAAACAGATTGTTTCCATATAAAAATAAATAAATATGTATTCAAAAATTCAAGTAAATACAGCAAACGCTCTGGTAGTAATAGCCAGTGATACAGTTCCTATTCCTGACCCTAATTCTTTTTCAGGGCAACAATCATCAACTGGTGAAGGCGATGCATCTACGCAAGATAAATTTTCAGACTCAAATGCAAACTTTAACGGTAATGTTTTTGTTGGTGCGATTATTTACGATTCTACAGACGTAAGAGCATATCGTGTAACAGCTGTTGATAGTAATACAGTTTTATCAGTTACACCAAGTGTTGTTGGAGCATCAGGCTCAGTTAACTATAAAATATATAACAAACCAACTTTAGGTTGTGTACTATGGGTAGGTTCTGATATAGATGTAAAACAAGATATAGCAAATGTTGCAGCTGGAGTTTCAGACCCACGTTTTGTAGACATGGATGTTGTAACTGTAGGAAACAACACTGTTAAGTTTGAAAATGCAAAACTAGGAGAGTATTTACCAGTACAAGTTTTACAACTAAAAGAATCAGGCACTACAGCAGCATGTAGAGATAAATGTATAGCACTATCATAAACTATGGCACAACAGATTGGAGAAGATACCAAAGTTACTTTAGACCTTAAAACTATCGGTATGATAGTAGGCTTTACTATCTCTCTGTGCAGTATGTATTTTGTGCTGCAAGCTGACATAGCTAAAGCTATGGAGTTACCTGCACCCGAAGTTACCAAAACAGAATTTACATATAAAGACCAAATAATTCGTGACGCAATTATGACAACTCAAGAAGATGTCAAAGAAATGAAAGCAACGCTTGAAAAACTTGAAGAACGAATATTTGAATTAACGAAAGAAAGATGAAACTATGGATAACAATTTTATTGTTAATACCAACTCTTGCTTTTTCTCAATCTTATAAAGATGGCTTAGTAGTCATACAATTTTCGGCTGATTTTGTAAAAGCCAATGAAATAGATATAAGCAAACTTGAAGGAGCTGATATGCTCCGTTTGTATTATACACAACATCCTAAAATTTTTCAAAAAGAAAATATTAAGTATTTACCGACTGTGATATTATTTCACAATGGTAAAACTATATTACGTGTAGAAAGTGGTATCTCATTGAAGTTACCAGAAAATACATTAGACCGAGTACAGGAACACATAAACAAAATAATAAAACGTAAATTTTAGATATGAATAGAAAACAAAAAACAGAAAAGTTTGCATTGAATGCTCTTATGGTTATAGTATTATTTTTACTTGCAGCATTTACATTTAGTTTACAAGCACAAGTTGTTACTCAAGATAAATTAGTAAAAACTAAAAAATCTTTTTTATCAAAAGTATATGATGATTTTTTACAGTATGGTACCGCATATGTTGCTGGTAATGTAAACAATCCTTATCAAAAACAATCAATCGATTACGTTGTAAGAACAAACCCTAGCGGTAGTTTATATGATGTGCCTATTGTTCAAGATGCTACAGAGTATCACGAGTTTGATTACAGATATGGTTTTGGTATAAGACGTATTGCAAGGTTCGATTATGAAAATAAAGAAAAGGCTTATTATGATGGTACAGAAAAAAATGTAGCTCTATCTTCTCCTACAGCAGCATTTGATGGATGGGAATATTTATTTCATTGGGAGAAAGAAAGGGAAAGAGGTGAGGTGTTTACAAATCACCGATACTTTCTTAGGCATACGGGTAAATATCATATTGCTAAAATCGAATCAAGAGAAGAAGGTAATGTTGGTTTTAAATACAACTCCGCAGAAGTACGAGCAAGACTTCCGATAGGAAAAAAGTTTAGTATCTCAGCAGGTTTCATTGCACGTTCTCATGACCAAGCTTTTGGTTACAATCCAGTAGAAATATGGCTGAACGAAACAGATGATGACGGGTATGCTATGAACCCTTGGTACACATTAGGTTTTGAATATGGATATGATGATATTGCATACACACAGCAAGATGAGTTTGGCAATACAGTTTATGATTGGTACTGGATTGATGAGCAAGGAAACATAGTAGCCGATAGTGATTTAGAGTTTCGTGAGACAGTATTTGCGGACTTGATGAACCGATTTAACAGAGAACAATGGGACTTGTTAGACGCATTCGCAGAGGTAGCACCTATTGTCGGAGCAGATTTTTATTTGTACAGACAAAAGTTTTGGCTACACAGCTATGCTAATTACATATTACCATATCACAAATATTTCAAAGGTGATGAATCATTCAGTTATCTTAACAGAAACAACTGGGGGTTAGGCGGATTGAGACAAGATTCTGAATTAGAACAATGGGACGACTATCAGTTCGGTTTGATACTTGGCTGGAACCTCACAAAAAAATTAGGTATTTTTGTAGAAGGAGAATATACAAAGTTTTGGGATACTGAAATTTTTAACTCTACAGTAGGATTAAATATTGAGTTATGAAAATTAGCAGGCATATAACTTATGCTGAAGCTATTCATTCTAACACTGCAAAAAGAAAAGGTATTGATAATACACCTAATCCGCAGCAGTTAGACACAATGAAAGTTACAGCTGAAAAGATTTTTGAACCACTTCGTGAATGGGTAGGCGGGCCTATAAAGGTCAGCTCTTTCTTCAGGTCGCCTGAACTTAACACTGCCATCGGTGGTGTTGCATCTTCTCAACATTGTAAAGGCCAAGCTTTAGACTTGGATGATGTTTATGGTTACAAAACTAATGCAGAAATGTTTATGTACATACGTGAGCATATAGATTTTGACCAATTGATATGGGAATTCGGAACTGATGTTTCTCCGAACTGGATACACGTCAGTTATGTAAATAAAGAAGAAAACAGAAAAAGATGTTTGAAAGCTTACAAAGATGAGCAAGGTAAAACTAAATATAAAGTAATATGAAAGAAATATTAGGTAAATTATTTGGAGGAGCAGCTGGAGAAGTAGGAGACAAGTTGACTGGAATGATTGATAAGTTCGTTCATACCAAAGATGAGAAAGCTGCTTTTGAAAAAGAAATGACAGCAATGTTTATAAATGCTGAAGCTGAAATAGAAAAAAACATTTCAGAAAGATGGAAGTCGGATATGACTAGTGACAGTAAATTATCTAAGTCAGTAAGACCATTGGTTTTAATCTTTTTGATTGTGGCTACAATGATATTAATATTTATTGATTCAGGATTTATTATCTTTGCAGTAGATGATGAGTGGAAAGAACTACTCAAACTATTACTCATGACTACTGTCGCAGCATATTTTGGTGGTCGTAGTTATGAAAAAGGAAAAAAAATAAAATAATTTAAATGGCAAAAATAAGCACATACGCTATATCAACTCCTGTTGTTGATGACGATAAGTGGATAGGTACAGACGCAAGTGCTTTGAAAGAAACAAAAAACTTTACTGCACGTGATGTTGCAATCTATTTAAATAATTTTAACAAAGTAGAATCTGATTCTTTACGATATGTTTTTCAAAACAAATTGCCAACTGATACACGAAAGCCTGGTTCTATATCATTTAATAGTTCTAGAGGAGACAATGTAGCATTCAGTAGCGTAACTACTTTTATGCTAAGTAAGTTTACAAAGGCTCTTGTAGATGTTCAGTCTTTTTACCAAGTTCCTTTGGTAAATTCACAAGTATTAATATCGCAGTGTAAGAACACATCTGTCTTCGGAATATTTACGTGGGACGCTGCTAATCTTGACGGAACTGAACCAGACTTTTGGAATATAGATTTGACTTATGTAGTGGGCAATGGAAGCTTAGAAAACAATCAGGATTATTTTATATCTTTGTTGCAGTATAATGTGTCGGCTTCAGGCGGAGACAAAAACTACACAGAAGTGTTCGGTGCACCTCTTACAACATGGACGGTGAACCATAATTTAGGGAAAAAACCTGCTGTTAGCTGTATAGATACTTCAGGAAATGAAGTTTACGGAATAGTAGATTATATTAATGATAACCAAGTTACAATATCATTTAGTGCAGCCACTGGTGGAACGGTAACTTGTAATTAAAAAAAAGAAAGAAAAATGGCAATAAATTTTTTAAATGCAGTTAGCATAGCGGGCAACTTAGATTTAAACCAGAATCAATTAGTCCAATTTAGAGTTGAAAACTTAACAAGCAATCCAACAGCTACCGCAGGTAGATTATATTATAATTCTACAGATGGTAGTTTAAGATATTATAATGGTGACTCCACAGCATGGATTACACTAGATGGAACAGGAGATGTTGATTCGATAGCAGTAGCAAACGGTGCTGCATCGACAGGTAATGCGTTGAGTGTTAATTCATCAACTGGAAGTGTAACTATAAGTTCTAGAGCATATGATGGTGGTAGTGATGTAGGTCACGTACCAGTTGGAGGTTCTGCAACCACATTCCTTAGAGGTGATGGTTCGTGGGCTACTCCAGGTGGAACATATACATCGTGGACTATTAGTGATGGTTCATCTTCTTCAACAGTAACTGATGGTCAGACTGTAACTATATCAGGTAGTACAGGTATTGATGCTGCTGAATCAAGTAGAACAGTTGCTTTAACATTAGATTTAAACGAGTTAACAACAGTTACAGCTGTTTCTTCTGACTTTGTTTCTATTGTTGATGCGACAGACAATTCTACTAAGAAAGCATTAATTAGTGATATTATTTCTTTAACTGGAGATATTACCGCTGTAAATGCTTCTACCACAAACAACAGAAAAGGTATCGCAGTAGCAAATGCAGCAGGGCCGATTCCAGAAGTTGGATTAAACATTGTTGGTCAAACAAATTTAGGTGCAACGCCTTCTGGTTCTGATGAATTAATTATTTACGATGCAGACACTGCAACAAACAAAGCAATTACTGTAACAAATCTTTTAGCTGCTGCACCACAAGGAGATATAACTGGAGTAACAGGAAGTTCTGGTATCACAGTATCTAGTGGTTCAGGCCCAGTTCCAAATGTATCTGTACTTTATACAGGAGCAGGAAACGTTGTTGATGCAGCAGGTGCTGGTTCTACAATTGAAAGTTCAGATAAAATATTATATGAAGATGGTACAGACACAACTGTTAAGGAAATAGCAATATCAAGTTTAATAGCATTAGCACCACAAGGAGACATTACAGCAGTTGTTGCTGGAACTAAATTAAATGGTGGTGGTACTTCTGGTTCAGTTACATTAAACCATGATACTACATCTAGAAGTAATACAACTTCTACTGATACAGTTGGTTCAGGTGGAACGTTTACAAAAATTGATTCTATAACAACAGACGCTACTGGACACGTTACCGCAGTAAATACTGAAACCATAACAATGGGTGCCTTTGACAACTATGGCTCATGGACGATTGGCGATGGTTCAAACACATCATCAGTAGGTTCAGGTCAAACAGTGACAATCCAAGGAACTTCAAACGAAGTAGAAGTTTCAGAATCTGGCAGAACTGTTACAGTAGGTTTACCAACTAATGTAACTATTGGTGGAGACTTAACAGTTTCAGGTGGAGACATCACATTATCGGGTACAGGAAGAATTCAAGGTATTGACACAGTAACTGCTTCAACAGATGCTGCTTCTAAAAACTATGTTGACCAGCAATTAGCAGGCTCAGGATTATTAATATTCCAAGGAGGATATAACGCAGCAACTAACACGCCAGACTTAGACAGCAGTCCAAGTTCAAGTATTAAGAAAGGTTGGTCGTATGTTGTTACTGCTGCTGGTTCATTCTTTAGTGAAACTGTTGAAGTTGGAGATTTACTTATCGCACAACAAGATGCACCAACTACTTTGGCAAACTGGGTAACTGTTCAGAACAACATTGGTTTAGCTACAACTACTACACCAGGTATAGCTTCATTCAGTTCAGATAACTTTGCAGTAAGTGCAGCAGGTGTTGTAACAGTTAAAAATAACGGTATTATTTTAGGAACTGAAACTACTGGTAATTATACAGCAACAGTAGCAGCAAGTTCGACTAATAATAGAAAAGGTATTGCAGTTTCAGGTGCTACGGGTGAAGGTCAAGCAGCAGTAGTTGGATTAAATATTACTGGTCAATCAGCTTTAGCTACAGTAGCAGCAGATGATGAATTAATCATCTACGATACATCCAGTACTACAAATGTTAAAGTTCCTGTATCAGCAGTTAGAGATAAAATTGTTAATGATAACTCTTTCTCTGGTACATTCCCTACATCTGATGCGGCATCGTTCACTGTAAGTCATGGCTTGTCAAGTAAAGATATTATTGTGCAAGTTTACAGAATTTCAGATGGAGCAACTATATTTGCACAAGTAGAAAGAACTAGTAACTCTGTCGTAACAGTAACTTGTTCATCTGCTCAAACAGCTGATACATTGCAAGTGCTTTGTACCAAGTGTGTGTAAGTAGGAGAACTTTAATTAAATAACATATGGCTATATCTTTTATTGAAGGCGTATCGATTACGGGTACTATATCAACTTCAGGAAGCATAACAGCAACTAGTAATTCAGCTGTTATACAAACCCCAAGAATTAGTATGGAATCTGATGGTACTTTAGATTGGGGTCAAGCTAGAGACGTTGGTACGTTAACATGGGACACAGGCTATGCTTATTTAAAAGGTCAAGCTAGTAAAGGTGTAAAAATTCAAGTAGACAATAGTACAACTGCCTTAACATTTGAAACTAACGCTAACGCAACTTTTGCAGGTGATGTAACTGTTGGTGGAGGTGATATAACTTTAAGTGGTACTGGTAGAATACAAGGTGTTGATACGGTTTCTTCTGGAACAGATGCGGCAAATAAAACATATGTAGACAACCAAATTTCAGGTGTACCACAAGGGACTGTAACTTCGGTTTCAGGCAGTGCTGGAATTACAATAACAGGAACTGCTACAACCACTCCTACGGTAAAGATTGATTATGATGGAGGTGACAATGCTATTTTAGTAGCTACGACAGCAACTCCTGTTGCAGGAGATACTATTTGGTTTTCGGACGCTAGCGATGATGAAATAAAAAAATCAACTATTTCAAACTTACCATTTGGAAGTGGTGATATGACTTCCTGGAATTTAACAGCAGATAGTGGTGGAACTGCAACTGTTACAAACGGGGAGACTGTAGACATAGCGGGTGGTACTAATATTAGCACAAGTCGTAGTGGTGAAACTATCACTATTACCAACGGTATAACAAACAACAATCAGTTGACAAACGGTGCGGGTTATACCACCAATACTGGTACTGTTACTGGTACTGGTTCAAGTGGCAGAGTAGCTGTGTGGAGTGGAACATCAGCACTTACTTCAGACTCAGGTATCCTATTTAATACAGGAACTAATGCTTTGACGGTAGGCGGTAATATTATCAGTACAAGTGGAGACATTACTGTAGGGGGTGGTGATATTTTTTTAGAAGGAACAATAAAAGCTATTTCTAATTCTTCAACTAATGGCATACTATTAATTGGTGATGTAGATGGTAATGATGAAATAACTCAGATTGAATTAAAAACACAAGCAGCTATCAATATTCGTTTGACTGATGATACAATAGACTTAAACAGTTCTGCGATAAACTCACCTTCTAGTAATACTCAGACTTTTTTTAATGGTCAAAACACTAGAAGACAATTAAAAGTAAATAGTAGTTCATCGGCATATAATGGAGAAACAATAGTTCTTCATAGTGCTTCAACGACAGCAGGTAAAGTTTATGGTAAAAGTAACTTTGCTGCTACTTGGACTGAAGCAGATGCAGATAGTGATATTACAACAAATCTTTTGGCTGTAGCAACTGGTAGTACCAGTGCAAACGGTATGTTAACAAGAGGAGTTTTTTATAAAGCCAGTCATGGCTTTACACTTGGTAGACCTTTATATGTTTCTAACACAGCTGGGGTTTTAACCAATACAGCTCCAAGCGGTGCTGGTGATTATGTTCGTGTTGTTGGTTATGCTATTGATAGTTCAAATATATTCTTTTGTCCAGACAATACATGGGTACAAAACGCTAACTAATTATGCCCACAATAAATGCTTCAAAATACGGTTCTATAACTGCTACTAGTACCACGTCTTGGGCAGGTGTTCGTGATGGCTCCACTGGAATATTTGTAACAAACCAACCAAGCGGTAATCAATTCGCAGCAAAAATAAGTTTTGTATCTGGAGGTAAAGGAAGCGAGTGGGGTCTAATACGTTCGTATTATGCTTTTGACGTTACAAGCTATCAAACAGGTTTTACTATAACAAACTTAAAATTTAACTTTGATTCTAGCAACCTTACTTCTACTAATTTTGGCTATGCAATTATCAAATCAACAGCACAAGGAAATGCTAATTCAAATTTATCGACCAGTAGTTGGGACGATATAGATTTTAGCACATTATATGCTGATGGTTCAGAATCTTATTGGCCTGATAACAACAACATAAATAATATAACCTTGAATTCAGCTGCTATCAGTGCTTTTAGTACTGGTTACTTAAAAATTGCTGTAGTTAGCTATGCTGATTATAGTGATGATGAACCTTCTGTTTCTGGACTGAGCGAATCTGCTAGATACAATGCAAGCTATACTCCAAGGATTACTTTCAATGCTACGGCAGCTGGATATGATAATATAGTTACAGGAGTTGAAGGAGCTGATATTGGTACTGTTATAGGAGTCGAGGCGGCTGATATTGGCACTGTCATTGGAGTTGAGTAATACAATAAAAAAATACTTATCTTTGTAACATTATAAATATTTAAATTTAATTAAAATGTCAAAAAAAGAACAAAAACTCAGCACAGAAGAACTTGGTAAATTACAAGTTTTAAACACAAACTTTCAAAACATAAAAATTGAGATAGCAGACTGCGAGGTAAAAAAAGTTAACTTACTTGCACAATTAAAAGTTTACCGAGACGAGTTTGCAGCAATTGAAAAAGAATTAATAAAAACCTACGGAGACAACGCTAAGATAAATCTTCAAACTGGAGAGGTAACACAACCCGAAGAAGAAAACGTAGTTGAGTCTTTAGAAAAAGTAAAATAATATGGCAAAGATTAGTAACTTAAGCTCTTATCCTCAAGTAAACACTTTAGACAAAGATGATTACTTGATAATGACTGATAAAGAAAATGCATTGCAGACTAAAAGCGTTTCAATAGAGCAACTGCAAAATTTTTTCGGAATCAACACTAATACAGCTAAAGCTACTATTTCTTCTGCACAATTACTTACTTCTGCTACAACAAATGTAGATATTATACCCAGCAATCTTTTACTGAGCAATGAAGTTATAGACATAATAAGTATTATGGTTTATATAAAACCTGGCTCAACAGTTTATGACTTTGGTGGTAACTTAAATGTTAAGATTAACGGAGTTTCATTTGGAACTATCAGTGCTGCTCAAGCTAATACAGCTACAGATTTGGTACTAAACATTACTGAATTGCCAGGTGCTATAGCACAAAACAGCCCTTTAGTTTTAGATGGTGGTAGTGCCAATCCAACACAAGGAAACGGAACTATGCAGTTTAATATTTTATATAGAGTGTTGCAGGTAGGTTCTTCATTCTAATGAAATGGATATACGCAAATTGTCAATAGGCCCTGACTACAAGTCAGGAGCCATGCATTATTTAATTGGTCAATATGTATTAAACAATAATTATAAAATACATTTGATAAAGTGGGATGCAAAAACTTCAAATTATTTTATATATATCATACAAGCAAACAAGGTGTTTTTGTGGAAATCATTTTCTGCAACGATGCCTGTATCAGTTGAATATAATATAAATTTTTAATGCAATCCTTATTTGATTTTATTATAACTCCAAAAGATAATCGAAGATATAATAATACAAAAAATATCGAGGACATTGAGATTATTACTAGTACTTCTCAAGAAGACCATAGGTTTTCAAATCGTGAAGGTATAGTAGTTAATGTGCCAAAAGGATATTCAGGAGAAATTAAAATAGGCGATACTTTATTAGTTCATCATAATGTTTTTAAATTTTATTATGACATGAAAGGTCGCCAACGAAGTGGTAGAAGTTTTTTGAAAGACAATACTTTTTTTGTTGATGAAGACCAGTTTTTCTTATACAAACAAAACGGTAAATGGAAACCGCACAGTAAATATTGTTTTGTAAAACCTATAGATACAGAGGAATCTATTATTTATAAGAATACAAAACACGAACCTTTGATAGGTATAATGAAATATGCCAACAAAGAGTTGAATGATTTAGGTGTAGAGAATGGAGATAGAGTTTGTTTCAAACCAGATACTGAATATGAGTTTATTGTAGATGATGAAAAACTTTATAGAATTATGTCACAAAGTATTACAGGCGTATGGAAAAAAAATTAAATTCAAAACAAATTAAATTAAGAATTATTGCAGCAGGAGAAAAAGCTGTGAATGAATTGATAAAAGTTGCAGGAGAAAAAATCATCAAACATGACCCAGAAGATGATTTATCTGCGGACAGATTAAAAAATGCAGCTGCAACAAAAAAATTAGCAGTGTTTGATGCATTTGAAATACTTAACAGAATACAAACAGAAACAGAAAATATGAAGTTAGCTGAAAAAGGAATTTTAAAAACTGATACAAAACAAGGCTTTGCAGAAAGAAACTCAAAATAAATTATATCAAAAGTTATATGACGTAATTCCAAAAAACGTTTTATCAAAGAAAAATAAAAACAAAAGTTGGAAATACGGATATGATGAAAAATATGATATTATTATCATTTCCAAAACAGGACAGATTGGAGATATAATATCAATCAGTGGTTTAGTTATTGCTTTGCCTTTGAGTCCGCAAAATGGTCGCACACGACCAAAAAATACAAAAGAACAATATTGGGTTCGTAAAGAATATCCAAAAGCTTTGGCAAAAGTTTCAAGTATATTTACTTGGAATGATATGCCTACAGCTTTCAAAGAATTATGGGTAGATTACATTGAAGAAGAATTTGAAAGGAGAGAAAAAGGATATTGGTTTTGGAACAATGGTGTGCATACATATATTACTGGTTCACATTACATGTATCTTCAGTGGACTAAAATTGACATTGGCTACCCTGATTTTCGAGAAGCCAATAGACTTTTTTATATCTATTGGGAAGCTTGCAAAGCAGATAAACGCAGTTTCGGCATTTGTTATTTAAAAATAAGACGTTCAGGTTTTTCTTTTATGGGCTCTGAGGAATGTGCTAACATTGCTACTATATCAAAAGATTCTCGTATTGGAATCTTGTCAAAAACTGGAGCTGATGCAAAAAAAATGTTTACTGATAAAGTAGTTCCTATTACAAACAATTATCCTTTCTTTTTCAAACCAATTCAAGATGGTATGGATAAGCCAAAAACCGAATTAGCTTTTCGTGTCCCCGCTTCAAAGATTACAAAAAAAAATATGCATCTAGAAGATGAGTTTGAAATGGACGGATTAGACACTACTATTGACTGGAAGAATACTGACGACAACTCTTATGATGGAGAAAAGTTATTATTGTTAGTACACGATGAAAGTGGTAAGTGGATAAAGCCTAATGACATTTTGAATAACTGGCGTGTAACAAAAACTTGTTTGAGGTTAGGTAGAAAAATCATAGGCAAATGTATGATGGGCTCTACATCAAATGCACTTAGTAAAGGTGGAAGTAGTTTTAAAAAGCTGTATGAAGATTCAGATATAACAAAACGAAATGCTAATGGTCAAACAAAAAGTGGCCTTTACAGTTTGTTTATACCTATGGAATGGAATATGGAAGGTTTTATTGATAAGTATGGTATGCCTGTACTATCAAACATACAAGAACCTGTCGTTGGTATCGATGATGAAGAAATAAATATTGGTGCAATAGATTATTGGAAAAACGAAGTTGATTCACTCAAGCAAGATTCAAATGCTTTGAATGAATTTTACAGACAATTTCCACGTACTGAATCACATGCGTTCAGGGACGAAAGCAACCAATCCTTATTCAATCTTACTAAAATATATCAACAAATAGATTATAATGATTCTCTATTGATAGACCAGCATATTAGTGTAGGTAATTTTAGATGGAAAAATGGTGTTAAAGATACTGAGGTTGTTTTTAGTCCTGATACAAGAGGTAGGTTTAAATTATCCTGGATACCTGAAAAAAATTTAAGAAACAGGGTTTTAAAAAAGAATGGAATATATTATCCTGGAAATGAACACATTGGTTCGTTTGGTTGTGATAGCTATGATATATCTGGAACTGTTGGAGGTAAAGGGTCAAATGGAGCTTTGCATGGTATGACAAAGTTTAACATGGATAAAGCTCCAAGTAATACATTTTTTTTAGAATATGTTGCTAGACCACAAACTGCTGAAATATTTTTTGAAGAAGTATTGATGGCATGCGTATTTTATGGTATGCCTCTTTTGTGCGAAAACAATAAACCTAGATTACTATATCATTTTAAAAATAGAGGTTACAGAGGTTTTAGTCTTAATAGACCAGACAAAACATACAACAAACTTTCAAAGACAGAAAAAGAATTAGGAGGCATACCTAATTCAAGTGAAGATGTAAAACAATCTCATGCAGCGGCAATAGAGTCGTATATTGAAAAGCATGTTGGTCTTGATTTACAAGGTAACTTTAGAAGTAAAGATGAAATGGGAGATATGATTTTTACCAGGACTTTAGAAGACTGGGCTAAGTTTGATATAAATAATCGAACTAAATTTGACGCATCAATTAGCTCGGGTTTAGCCATTATGGCAAATCAAAAACACTTGTATACACCTGTTAAAAAACAATCAAAAATAAGCATTAACTTTGCAAGATATGCTAATAGTGGAATATATAGTGAATTAGTACAATAAATGAAAGATATAAAAATAGATATATCTAACGTAGGGTTCCCTAGCCAGTATGTGTCAGATGCTGAGAAAGCAACTGAGGAGTATGGTCTGATGATTGGACAAGCCATACAGTACGAGTGGTTTAGAAAAGATTCATCTTCGTGTAGATACTATAGTCGATGGCAAGACTTTAACAGATTGAGGTTGTATGCAAGAGGCGAACAACCAATAGCCAAATATAAAAATGAATTAGCAGTTGACGGAGATTTATCGTATTTAAATCTGGATTGGAGTATTATACCTATAATACCAAAGTTTGTAGATTTAGTCGTTAATGGTATGAACGATAGAATGTTCAAAGTAAACGCATATGCTCAAGATGCATTATCACAATCAAAGCGAAGTGCTTTTCAGGATATGGTAGAAGCACAAATGGTTTCAAAAGAATTGTTGACAAAAATTCAAGAGGGTACAGGTGCTAATCCATTTACAATGTCTCCTGATGATTTACCAAACACCGATGAAGAACTAGCACTCTATATGCAGCTGAATTATAAACCAGCTATTGAGATTGCAGAAGAAGAAGGAATAGATACAATTTTTGCAGAAAATCATTATGATGATATAAGAAGAAGATTAGATTATGATTTAACTGTTTTGGGTATGGCATCTGCTAAACACGAGTTCTTACCAGGTGCTGGAGTAGAAATAAAATATGTTGACCCTGCAAACTTAATTCACAGTTATACCGAAGACCCACAATATAAAGATTGTTTTTATTGGGGTGAAATAAAAACTGTTGCTATTACTGAGTTAATGAAAATTGACCAGTCTTTAACCGAAGATGATTTGAAAGAAATATCACAGTACAGCCAAATGTGGTATGATTATTTTAACCTTTCTCAATATTACGAAAACAATGTATTCTATAAAGACACGGTAACTTTACTTTATTTTAATTATAAAACCACTAAGAAGTATGTTTATAAGAAAAAAGTAAATGAAAATGGTGCTACAAAAATTATAGAAAAAGATGATAGTTTCAACCCACCAGAAGAAATGATGGAGGAAAACAACTTCAAAAGAATATCTAAAACTATAGATGTATGGTATGATGGTATTATGGTTATGGGTACTAACATTATGTTAAAATGGGAGTTGATGGAAAATATGGTAAGACCAAAGTCAGCATCGCAAGCTGCATTACCAAATTATGTTACTACTTCTCCTAGAATGTATAAAGGTAGAATCGAATCTTTGACTAGAAGAATGATTCCATTTGCAGATTTGATTCAGCTTACTCATTTAAAACTACAACAAGTTATATCAAGAGTTGTGCCTGATGGTGTCTATATTGACGCAGATGGATTGAATGAGGTTGATTTAGGAACGGGTAACGCTTATAATCCAGAGGATGCTTTGAGATTATATTTTCAAACGGGTAGTGTTGTTGGTAGAAGTTACACTCAAGAAGGAGACTTTAATCAAGGTAAAGTTCCTATTACACAACTTACATCAAATTCTGGAGCAAGTAAAACACAAATGCTTATCACTAATATGAACAACTATATTAATATGATAAGACAAGTAACAGGATTAAGTGAAGCTAAAGATGGTAGTACACCTGACCCGAATGCTCTAGTTGGAATACAAAAACTTGCAGCTCTAAATTCCAACACAGCCACAAGACATATATTAGATGGCTCTTTATATATTTTCAGAACACTAGCGGAGGGTCTTTCTTATCGAATGGCTGATATACTTGAGTATGCTGAGTTTAGAGATGAATTCGCAAATCAAATAGGAAAATATAATGTTAGCATTTTGGAAGAAATGAATGATTTATATATTTATGATTTTGGGATATTTATTGAAGTTACTCCTGATGCTGAAGAAAAAGCACAGCTTGAACAAAACATTCAAATGGCTTTACAAAAAGGAGATATTAATTTAGAGGACGCAATAGATATAAGAGAGATTCATAATTTAAAGCTGGCCAATCAGCTTTTAAAAATGAAGCGTAAAACCAAAGAAGAAAAAGACAGACAGTTTGAATTACAGAAACAACAGCAACAAGGACAGCTTCAAATGCAATCACAGCAAATGGCTGCTCAAACTGCTATGGAAAAAATACAAGCTGAAAGTCAGGCAAAAATGCAGTTGGAACAAGCTAAAGTTGCTTTTGAAATAGAAAGACTTAATGCAGAGGCTCAACTAAAAGGCACATTGATGGAGAAAGAGTTTGGTTACAACCAACAGCTTAGAGACATAAGCGAAAGAGGTTTGAAGCAAAGAGAACTTCAAAGAGAAAACGCAAAAGCCAAAAGAATAAGTCAAGCTAATTCTGAACAATCAAGACTCATAAATCAAAGGAAAAACAATTTACCTCCACAAAGATTTGAGTCTAATGAAGACAGTTTAGATGGTTTTGACTTAGCTGAGTTTGAGCCTAGATAAGCTTAAATAAGCATAAAATTAATTATTAACTTTGTAAAAAATTAAATTAAATGGAATTAAAAGTTAGAGAAGTAACAGGGGAAGAAAAATCTCCTGCTCAAGTAGAAGAAAAACTACTTAAAGAAAACGAAGAAAAACAAACAGTTCAAGAAGCTGTTTCATCTGAACCTGCAAAGGTTGAAGAAAAACCTGTTGTTGAAGAAAAAAAATCTTTAGATGAAAAAGATGTTCTTGAATATTTAAGAAATAGATACGATAAGCCTATTGAATCTTTTGATGATTTGATGGCAAAGCGAGAGGAGAAGGAAGATTTACCTGAAGATGTCGCTGCGTATTTTAAATATAAGAAGGAAACAGGACGTGGAATTCAAGATTATGCAAAGCTGAATCGTGACTTCGATGAAATGAACCCTGATGTGTTGTTGACTGAATATTTTTTAAACAGTGAAGAAGCAGTTGATGAAGAAGATGTAGAAGCATTGATGGATGATTATGCATATGATTCTGAAATTGATGATGAAAAAACAATTAAAAAAAGAAAGTTAGCAAAGAAAAGAAAAATTGTTGAAGCTAAGAAATACTTCAATGACCTGAAAGATAAGTACAAGCAACCTCTTGAGTCAAGTAAGGATGCTTTATCTAGCAAGGAAGCTGAAGAATTGAAACAGTATAGACAATATGTTGATGATGCGAAGACGCAACAGGAACTACAAAAAAGAAAGTATGACTGGTTTGCGAAAAAAACAGATGAGGTGTTTTCCAACGAATTCAAAGGTTTTGAGTTTAAGATAGGTGAAAATAGCGTAATGTATAATCCAGGTGAGACTGAAGAATTAAAAAAATCTCAATCTAATATTATGAACTTTGTTGATAAATATATAGGTGAAGATGGTTTGATGGCAGATGCTCCTGGGTATCATAGAGCGTTATCATTAGCGATGAACCCTGAAAAGTTTGCTCAGTTCTTTTATGAGCAGGGTAAAGCTGAAGCAATAGAAAGTGATGCACGTAAAACTAAAAATATAAATATGAAGTTACGTTCAGCACCAGAAGTTGTACAAAAAGGGGGAACGCAAATTAGAAGTCTTAATAGTGATTCTGGAAACAGACTTACAATTAGGAGTTCACGAATGAGAAAATGATTTATTAAACTTAAAAAAAATTAAAAATTATGCCAGGAAGTATTGAAACAGGTGGCTTGTTAAATTTTCAGTTGCAGCCAAGTGCTCAACAGATTACAACAACCACTAATTATATCAATAACTTCGATTTCTTAAGTACTTATCTACCAGATACGTATGAAAAAGAATTCGAGCGTTATGGTAACAGAACGATTTCATCATTCTTAAGAATGGTGGGAGCAGAAATGCCTTCTAACTCAGATAAAGTAATCTGGGCGGAGCAAGGTAGATTACACGTAAAATATACAGGAGTAACTTCTGGTGCAGCAGCAGCTCAAAACACTGCTACATGGACTGTACCAGCAGCTCAAATAGTACCAGCTACTCAGCCTCAAACAGGTGTAGCAGGTGGTATTGCAATTAGAATTGGACACACAGTTATGATTTCTGATGCAACTCCAGGTTCTACATTTAGCAACAAAGCTGTTGTAACAGCTGTAAACTATGCTAACAGAACTTTTGACGTTGCTTATTACGAAGCAGGTGGTCAAACTATGGGAGCAGGTGTTGCTTGTGATGTATTTATTTATGGTTCAGAATTTAAAAAAGGTCAAGTTGGAATGCCAGAAACTTTAATCTCTGATGACACTATATTCAGTTGTTCACCAATTATCTTAAAAGATACTTACAAAGTGAACGGTTCGGATATGGCTCAAATCGGTTGGGTTGAAATTTCAGGTGAAGACGGAGCTAATGGGTATCTATGGTATCTAAAGTCTGAGCACGACACTAGATTACGTTTTGACGATTATCTAGAAACAGCTATGGTAGAAGCAGTTCCAGCGGAAGCAGGTTCTGGTGCAGATGCAAATAATGCAGGTATCTCAGGTAACAAAGGTACTGATGGTATCTTCCATGTTGTTGGAACAAGAGGAAACGTATGGTCAGGTGGTAACCCAACTGTTTTATCTGATTTTGATGAAATTATCGAAAGATTAGATAAGCAAGGTTCTATTGAAGAAAATGTATTATTCTTGAACAGACAGTTTGGTTTTGACATTGATGATATGTTAGCTTCACAAAACTCATATGGTAACGGTGGTTCTTCTTATGGTCTATTTGACAATGACGAAGAAATGGCGTTAAATTTAGGTTTCAGAGGTTTCCGTAGAGGATATGACTTCTACAAGTCTGACTGGAAATATCTAAATGACCCAACAATGAGAGGTGGACTAGTTGGTGGAGCAATCAATGGATTGATGGTACCAGCAGGTTCAACAACTGTATACGACCAAATTTTAGGTAGAAATGCTAAGAGACCATTTTTACATGTTAGATATAGAGCTTCAGAAACTGAAGACAGAAGATATAAAACATGGATTACTGGAGGAGCAGGAGGAGCAATGACATCAGACATTGATGTGATGTCAGTAAACTTCTTATCTGAAAGATGTGTATGTACTATGGGTGCAAATAACTTCTTCTTATTTAAGTCATAAGAAGATAAATATTAAGGGGAGGGGTTCGCTCCTCCCTTTTTTTTAATCTAATAAAATCTAATAAAATGAAAAATAAAAAAACTTATAAAACAGAGACATATGTCTTAACAAACGGTGAAACACCGTTATCCTTTATGTTAGCGTCTCATCACAATAAAAGAAACAGTTTACTTTATTGGGACGAAGAAAAACAACTCAATCGAGAATTGTGCTACGCTAGCAATCAAAAATCAATATTTGTTGATGAGCAAGATGGTAATAAAACTTTAAAACCAATTGTTTTTGAAGATGGAATGTTAGTGGTTCCAAAAACTAATCCAGTATTACAACAATTTTTAGAATTTCACCCTGGCTATAATAAAATATATCGTAAGGTTGATACAGAGATGGATGCACAGCAAGAAGTGGAAGTATTGAATGCACAAGTAGATGCATTAGTAGAAGCTAAAACTTTATCTATACCTCAGCTAGAAACTGTTTCTCGTGTTCTTTTCAATGTTGATGTAAGCAAAATTACTACAGCTGAATTAAAAAGAGACGTATTAGTATATGCTAAAAATGAACCTGAAAACTTTTTAAACGTTCTGAATGACCCTATGCTTAAATTAATGGCAGAGGTTCAAAGTTTTTTTGATGAAGGAAAGTTAATGATGAAAAAACAAAATGTTCACTTTAACACTAAGAGTAATAAAAAACGTATGATGACTGTTCCTTTTGGTGAAGACAGAAATGAAATGATTGCACACTACCTTAAATCTGACGAAGGTATTGATACATTAAAGTTTTTAAAAGCTATTAAATAATCGATGTGTGGGCACACATTTTCAAAGAGAGACTGCTTAAAACAGTCTCTTTTTTTTTAGTTATCTTTGTACTTTATTAACCTAATTTTATTATTCATTATGGAAAAATATTTTACAGTAAAAATGTCAAATGCAAATGTTGGAAATTTTATGATTTCATGCAACGACATTAAAGGGATAGAACAAAACTCAACTACAGTTGTAAGAATCTTTTATGGAAATGCAAGGTCTATAGATATTGAGCATTCAGCTGTGGCATCAGGAAATGTTGAACCAAGAAGTCTTATAAACAGTGCTGTAGAAGAAGCTCTTTCTACTGACTGGAGAGAAGTTGACCGTGTAGTTGACTGTTCATTTGTTGCCGCATCAGGTGCACAAGCAGTTTGGCTATCTGTAGGACAAAACTAATATTAACCTAATTTTATTATTTATTATGGAAAAATTTTTAAAAATAAATGTCGCAAGTGCTGGAGGCCCAACGCAGCTGGTAGCTTTGCATGATTTAAAACTAGTTTCACAAACTAGTACTACTGTTGTTAAACTTTTTTACAACGGTGGGAGAATAACAACTATAACTTGGCCTAATGGTGAAGCATTCCCTGCATTACAGAATTCTGTTCAAGATGCAGTAAAAGCAGCTTTAGCAACTGGCTGGACAAATGTATGTTATCCTTATTTAGCTAAAAAAGATGGATATGTTGATTCAATAACAACAGCTTAAAATGTATATGAAAATGGAAAAATTCTTAGAAGTAGATGTAGCAAGACAACTTATTAGTAGCCAAGCTACAGATGATGGCACCGCCTCTGGTAATGGGCCAAATGTATTAAATGACTCAGGACAAACATTTACGACTAGCGTTGCTGTTGGTGACTGGGTTTATGTATATGCAGTGAATGGTACGCCACAAGCGTCACCACACTTATATCAAATAGCTGGAATAACTAGTAACACTGAGCTTGCTTTAACACCAAAAGGTGCTACAGCTGGGCAGGGTACTGGAGTTGTAGCTCAAGGAGATTATTATATATACTCTAACACAGTAGTTGACAACAAAATGGTAGGTGTTTCAGATGTAATTACAGCTAGAGAAAACACTCCTGACGCAGCAAATCTTAAATTAAACTTGTTATATAACAGAGATAATCCTCAATTACAAGTACAATTTGTATTTGCTAATAATGGAGCTAATGATGTCTCTGCTGATATGATGAACGGATATAATGCAGCGGTTGAAAATTTATATCATCAAACATGGCCAAATGCAAGTGCTAAGTGGGAAGATAAAATGACTTCAGCAGGTGTAGCGAGTAAAGCTTATAAAATTTTAAGTGTAGAGAAAATCGCACCATAAAATAACTTAAACTCCCCAAGATTAAGAGAGGTTACTAAAAAAAAGTAACCTCTTTTTTTTTACTTATCTTTGTAGAAAGAATATAATATGATTAACTCTGTTAGAAATACTGTATTAGCTGTTCTTAATAAAAATAACTACGGCTATCTTTCGCCTAGCGATTTTAATTTATACGCAAAGCAAGCACAACTAGATTTGTTTGAAGATTTGTTTTATGAATACAATTATCAAATTGTAAAAGAAAACGTAAGACAATCAGGTACAGGATATGCAAATATATCTAAAGGCATACAAGAGGTAATAGATTTGTTTTCAACAACAGCAACTTTAGCAAACCCTGCTCCAGGTACAAATGTATATACTATGCCAGCTGATTATTATTTAATTAATAAAGTATTGTGTTTTGATACAGCTGCTGCTTTTACAGGTGAAGCAGAACGTGTCAGTCATTCTAAAATCACATTACTTAATAATTCTTATTTAACAGCACCAACTACTACTTATCCAGCTTACACTACAGAGGGAAGTTCAATGACAGTATTTCCTAATACAATAAATCAAAATGGACAAGTACAAGCACAATACATACGCTATCCACTTGACCCTGTTTGGACGTTCTTACAAATTACGGGAGGAGAGCCAGTATTTGATGGAAGTAACTCAGCGTTTCAAGATTTTGAGTTATCAAATGATTATGAAACAGATTTAACAATGAAAATATTACAGTATGCAGGTGTTTCAATCAGAGAAGCCTCTGTTGTACAGTATGCAAACACAGCAGAAATTAACCAAGAAAGCTCAGAAAAATAATGTCTTATTTAAACGGATACCAATATTACACAAATTCAGGAAATTCACCACAAGATGCAAATTGGGGTAATTATCAGTTCGTGAGTCTTGACGACATCATTACTAACTTTTTATTAATGTATGATGGAAACCATTCTTTAGTCAACAACGAAGAAAGATATAAAATTAGATTTCATGCAAAACGTGCTATACAAGAATTAAATTATGATGCATTCAAAGAGGTAAAAGCATTAGAGTTAAACGTGGGAGAAGATTTACGATTTGTTCTTCCGCCTGATTATGTCAATTGGGTTCGTGTATCTATGTATAAAGATGGAGTTTTAAGACCATTGACTGAAAACATACAAATTAATAGTGCGGCTGGATATTTACAAGATAGTGATAACAATATTTTATTTGACCAATTCGGTAATATATTACAACCTGAATTTGCTACCATAGATGTAGACAGATTAAAAGGAACAGATAAGACCATGTACTTAAATCAAGGACATGCTTTTGATGGACTGATGGGTTGGAATTATAATGGATGTTGGTACTTTGATTTTCCTATAGGAGGGCATTATGGTTTGAATACAGAAACAGCCAATGCTAATCCTACTTTTAACATTAATAAAAAAGCGGGTACTATTACTTTTAGTTCAAACATAAAAGAAGAACTTTGTATTTTAGAATACATATCCGATGGTATGGAGGGTGGTATTGATGCAGATGTAACGGTAAACAAGCTGTTTGAAGAATATGTTTATGCTTACATACAGTATGCAATATTAAATGCTAAAATCGGTGTTCAAGAATATATTGTAAACAGAGCTCGAAAAAACAAAGCGGCTTTGTTACGAAATGCCAAGATAAGACTGAGCAACATTCACCCAGGCAGGCTATTAATGAACATGAGAGGTAAAGACAAGTGGATAAAATAACATGGCTAAAACAACAAGAAATTTTATACAAGGCAGAATGAATAAAAGCGTTGATGAACGATTAGTTCCTCAAGGCGAATATATTGATGCTTTAAATGTAAGACTTGGTTCAACTGAAAACTCAGAAATAGGTTCAGTTGAAAACTCAAAGGGTAACACGCTTTTAGTTACACCAGAGTTTCCCTCTGGCACAAGCCACGCATGGCAATGTATAGGTGCGTTTGCTGATGAAGCTAATGAAACTATCTACTGGTTTGTTCACGCAGATTTAGTTAGTATTGGAGCTACGACCAAACTTGATATGATAGTGTCTTATAATAAATTCACACAAGTCGTAACTAACCACGTTGTTAGTATTGATGATGGCGGTGGTGTACAAACAACTTTAAATTTTAGTGACACTCATTTAATTAACGGAATAAATAAAGTAGAAAACTTATTGTTTTTTACTGACAATTTGAACCCGCCAAGATTCATTGATGTAGATAAAAACTATCCTGACCCTATTGGTAATATTGACCAGTTTTCCGCAGAAAGTATATTGGTTGTTAAAAAACCTCCTGTTGCTGCTCCAGCAATTAGATTATTTAACACTACACAAAGTGAAACATATCTAGATGAAAGATTTATTTGTTTTGCGTATAGATATAAATATGCAAACAATGAATACTCTGCTACATCACAATTTTCTTTACCAGCATTTACTCCTGAACAATTTAATTTAAGTCTTGACAGTGGCTTAAATGAAGGAATGATAAATGCTTTTAACACAGCAGAAATTACATATAACACTGGCGGTTCTTTAGTAACTGAAATACAATTGTTATTTAAAGAATCAACAAACAACATAGTAAAAATTATCGAATCGTTCAATAAGGCAGAATTAGGTTTGGGTGACAACAATGATGAAACTTTTATTTTTGACAATAGCAAAATATTTACCATACTACCAGATTCAGAAATTTTAAGACTTTATGATAACGTTCCTTTATTAGCCAAAGCTCAAACTGTTATGGGTAACAGACTAATGTATGGGAATTATTTTGAGGGTTATGATTTAGTTGACTCAAATAATAATCCTATACAATTTAACTATGAAGCAAGTTTACAAGCGACAGATATTAATGAAACAATTCTTACACCAGTTTTATCTACTGGTACTTACCAAATAGATTGTACAACAGGTAGTTCACCAGTTACTACAACATCAGCTGATGCTGTTATGGGTGTGTTTCTAACAGAAGACGGAACTGCTTCTGGAGTTCCTATTCCTTTGAAAAGCGGGAACGTACTTGATTTTGATTTTAATTTTATACATAATCAATTTACTGGTGATATAAGCGGAAGTTTTAGTCCACCAACAGCAACCACTCCATTAACTAATTTAGCATTTACATTTGTATTACCACGTGATTACACTTCTGCTTCTGACTTGGCTACAAGCTCAGAGTTTGTGTCTTTCATGGGTTCTCCAACTAATATAAAACCTTTAGCACAAAGTAATACTGGTAACACGGTAAGCGATAGATTTAATAGTTTAATGCCATCAGGTTTGGCTGGTGCGTCTGGTGGTTCTACTACCACTTTAGAAAAATGTTGGAGTGGTACAAAAGATATATTCTGTACAGGAAACACAAGTTTGTTTGACACTGCATTTGCAACATTTGCTATCGGCACTAGTTCTACCAATCAAGCTTTTTTAAGTATTCAGCTTATGGCTGTTGCATATGTAGACACTTGTCCTCAAACTGGAGGAGCAACTGCAACTCAAATATGTTATGAATATTTAAAATTTTCTGGAGCTCAAGCATCTTTTAAAACTTTAAATAATCCACCTAGTTTAAAAAGTAATCGAAACTATGAAGTGGCTATTGTTTATATGGATGAGTTCAATAGAAGTAGTACACCAATAGTTAGTCCTAACAATGCAGTTGCTGTACCATGTGTGAATGCCGTTACGAAAAACCAAATTAAAGTAGAGATACCTGTAGCTATGCATCCTCCACAATGGGCGGTTAAATACAAGTTTTGTGTACAGCCTGATAGAAGTGGCTATAACACTGTTTATACTAATTTATTTTTTAATGACCCGAAGACAGCAAGAATATGGTGCTTGCTTGAAGGAGAGAATGCACAAAAGGTAGAAAAAGGTGATAGACTTATTGTAAAAAGAGATAGTTCAGGCCCTGTAACATCTTGCGTTTATGCAACTGTTTTAGAAAAAGAAGTAAAGATAGATGATTTTATTACTGTACCTATACCTGGTTCAAGTGAAAATGCAGTTGTGCCAGCTGGTGCGTATATGGCTATTACACCAAGAGATTTTTCAGCAGCTTTAGACCCTGATGCAGTATTCAATCCTGGAACCGATGGTATGCTAGCATTTGGTAATGGTAATACAAATTTTTCTAATCCATCTAAAGATAGCAGTTTCGGGCCACAAGTAGCCTATTTGCTTTCTACCGAAGTAAATTCATCTCCAACTACATCAGACCCACAATTTGCAGACGTTCCTGTTCCTCAAGGAAGTGTTATAAATATGAATTTTAGGTTTGCAAGATTAGGCCCTGGTGATGGAAATAAAAATTGTGAAAGAGTTATATATGATTTAGAGTTGACTGGATTAGTTGCACAAAACTCTTACGAAAATATGTACGATTGGTTTGAAGGTGATAACATTGAATCATTATTAAATACAGGTTTATGGGAAGTCGGTGACTCTGGGTCAGACGGTAATTTTGTTTATGACGATTCTTTATATTATGGGGGTGCATTGAATAGTGTTTTTCAAGTGGCATCTGCTGCTGCTGGTGGCTTTGGTCAGTTTGTAAAAACTTTTAACATGAGATTTTTCAGAATGAACAACCCCGCAGGAAATGCAAGTACAAGTAATGCTTTGGGAGTTGTAGTAAGAGGTGGTCGTGCATGTGGGGGAACAGAAAAAAGAAGAAGTAGAATTACAATGTCTATTCAGGTATTTACTAGTGAAAATACTTTAGTGTTTGAAACAGAGCCACTAGATGCAGCTCCTGGGATATTTTTTGAAGGCTCTGATACATTTGATATAACTGGAGGCTTTCATCAATCTGGAAGTTCTGCTGGTGACCAAAATCAAACAGGAACACTACCTGGAATAGTCACTATAGCTGCATCAAATTGTTTTACTTTTGGAAATGGTGTAGAAAGTAATAAGATAAGAGATTCTATATCAGGAAAAGATTTTAATTTGGGTAATAGAGTATATGGTGCCACTGAACAAATATATAAAAGAGCTCATAGATTTGCAGACATAACTTACAGTGGTATTTATAATGACGAATCAAACATAAATAAACTTAATGAATTTAACTTAGGACTTGTAAACTTTAAATTGTGTGAAGATATTTATGGGCCTATAGAAGTTTTGTCAGGGAGAAAAACTGATGTTCTTACTTTACAAGAAGATAAAATATCATATGTATTAGCAGGTAAAAATTTATTGTCAGATGCCACAGGTGGTAGTGCACTAACTTCTGTCCCTGAAGTTTTAGGGACACAAATATCTAGGATAGAAAAATATGGTATTAGTAATAATCCAGAAAGTTTTACAGAATGGGGTGCGGACAAGTTTTTTACTGATGCAAAAAGAGGAGCTGTAATACAATTAAAAGGTGGTAGTGCACAAGACGAAAGACTTGGTGTTGTATCCGAAGTAGGTATGCGTGGCTATTTTAGAGATTTATTTAATGAATCTCTTAGGTTTCAAAAAATTGGTGGGTTTGACCCTTACATGAATGAATATGTTTTAAGTTTTAACAACACAAAACTACCATTAGAAGATGCGGTCTATGCGTGTGGTATGTCTAATACTTTACAAGTTGTTGCTGGTACAGATGAAACAGTAAAATATCAACTCACTGAAGTTTCAGGTAATGCACGTTTGAATTATGCTTTTGGCGATGGTAGTGGAAGCACAACAGAAATAAAAGCTGAATGGGTAGATGGTTCTGGAGTTACTCAAACCGCTACTAGTGGGCCTGTAAGTACGGATGGTTTTATTACAATTGTTAGAGATGTACCTTCTATTACACTAGTTACTATTACACTTATACAAACAGCGGGTAATCAGTTTGTGACTTTGACGCAAGATTGTCCATTGTCAAACACTTTAAATATAGTTCAAGTTTGTGTAACAAATGACGATGAAAACACGTTGTCTTCTTTCAATCAATATTTTTGGAATACTTTTTCAGGAACACCAACACCGCCATTTTACACTAGTCCAACATTTACGTCTGCTACAACCTCAACATTTGTTGATTTTGCTGAAGGAAGTTCATCGCCAGTTGTTTCGCAGTATTCAATACAAACAGGACAAACAGGGCAAAGTGGTTTTCCACCAACTGGCTCGTATGTTACATTATTGTCAAACCAAATATCTCCAGCTAATTTTACGTTTGATTTAGCTAATGATAAATTTAAGTTTTTAAATAGTAATACTTTGTATAATAACACCGCAGCTGACATCACCAGTTTATTAAACTTGGCTACAAATGCCACGCCTATAACAGAAGAAGTTGCAGGAGTTAAATACAGTGCACAGTTTATTAGACCAGCTTCTAATACTACATATTTATATTTAATTTGGGATTATAGAAGTGTGCAAGCTACAAACTTAAGTTATCAGGTTGGTACTGGAGACTTTGCTGCTGATACTTTTGCGGCATGTTGTGTCAACACACCAGCTCCGTACTTCTTAGATGGTGCAACATTATCTAGTTCAAATGTAGTTTACGCATCAGCTCAACAATCAGTACCTGCTAATGATGGGTATTATAGTGATGGAACTGTTGTAAGACTACAAAAACTAGGATTACTTCAAAACATAATTCCTTGCTTGTGTGGTGTTTCATGTGGAAATGTAGGTATCAATTGGAAAACTACCTTAACGGCTGTTTTAAAATCTAGACATACTTTTACGTCAAACGGTGCAGTTATAGTAAGGTTTATTCCATTTGATATGCCTGTTGGTATTAAAGTTACATATGACGGTGTAATATATAATAAATGGTCGTCAAGTATTTTTGGTGATGTCGCTCCAAACAGTTTGAATACACCAGTATTTTTAGGAGACTCAAATCAAGGAACACCTCCTTCTGCTGGCAACTATGCTGTTCTTGAACTAAATTCGTTGTCTCAATATCAAATTGTTCCAAATACAACACAGTTTGTTTCTGTAGGTTCAGGACAAATCAAGACTACAGCTGCAAACCCTGGTGTTTGTACTATAGTAGTTCCAGCAACTAACCCAGCAATACAATATTTGGATATTGAAGTATATAATTTAATAAGCAACAATGATGGTCTTTCTAAAACATTTAGTGTTGAGTGTCCTGCTAATTTAGTATCATTTACTTCAAGTGATGTTACTAGAAGCACTGCAACATCGGGTGGTGGTGCATGTTTAGACCCTAATGACGCTAGAAGTTTATTCCGTCAACCAAACATACCAGCTCAAGCTATTATATCAGTAAACGACCAAATTTATGCAAACAACAATGGAGATTTAGCTGTTAACACAGACCCTACTTCACCTGGTTATGGCAACAGAGCTTTTAGTGCTGGTGGATGGATAAGAGTAGAACAACAAGCTAACGGAGTAACAGCAATACTGTTAAGTGATGAAAGTATAGTAACCCAGGTAGCTACAGTTTGTGCACCATAAAATAATTAAATATGCCTTTTAGTAATCAAACAATAACATATAGTGAATCAGTATCAGGCTGGCCATCTTTTTATTCTTTTATACCAGAACAAATATTAGGTATGAACGGCAGATTATATACTTTTAAAAATGGCAAACTGTTTGAACACAACTCTGATGTTGCACCACGTAACAACTATTATGGTACACAATTCAATTCTACCATAACAAGCGTATTTAATGAAGCACCTTTAGAAAATAAAATTTTTAAAACAATAGGCATACAATCTGATGACCATTGGTCAGCAATTGTTTCTTCAGACATTCAAACAACAGGTTTTATTACTGATTCATTTTTTGAACAAAAAGAAGGAGCATGGTATGCGTATTTAAGAAACAATGAAGCAAACCCTGTTAGTGGTGAGTTTCCTTTACGTTCTGTTCAGGGTATAGGTATACAATCAGTAAGAACAGGAGTCGGTACAAACAACTGTGTTATTACTTTCCCAGCCGATGTTCCTCTACCGTCTGGTATTATGCCAGGTAGTTTGACTACCACAAATGGTGATGTAGTCTTTTTTACGGTAGCACCTTTTAACACAGTTATGACTCCTAGTTCTACTGGTCAAGTTTTATCTGTAGACAGAGCAAATAATCAAATAACTTTAGATAATACAGCTGGAACCGCTTTACCTGCTAGTGGTACAGATGCTTATATATTTATTGTAAAGAATTCTATAGCTGAATCACACGGTATTCTAGGCCATTATGCTGAGTTTAAACTAACAAATAGCAATACAGCCTCTGTAGAGCTCTTTGCGGTCGATTCAGACATCATGAAAAGTTTCCCTTAAAATTAGTATCTTTGTGATAATTATTTAGATGAGCAGTAAAGAAACTTTGATAGCTGAACAAGTTTTGAGTGGTATTCCACAATTGACTGGAATAATGTGGGATAAAATAAAAACCTTTCAAGCAAACTTAAACAGTGTCGAAGGTTGTATGAATCACGAATCTGGTACTGAACAAAGTGATGAATTGAAAAAAAATTTACCTTTGAAACAGCATTTAGAAGGTGGTATATATACAAGGGAACTTTTTATGCCAAAGGGTAGTGTTGTTGTGAGTATGATACATAAACAAAGCCACCCTACATTTGTTTTGAAAGGAGTGTTCTCTTATTTAGATGATAAAGGTGTAGTGAGGGTAGTGAAAGCACCTCATAAAATTTTTACTCAAGTGGGAGCACAAAGAGTTTTTTATGTACACGAAGACACAATTATATGTGGGGTGTACAAGACAAACGCTAAAAGTTTTTTAGAAGCAGAAGCGGATGTTTACACAAATGATTATAACGACCTTCCAAAAAAGGTTATAAAAGAAATAAAAAAAATATGGCAGGAGCAGCAACAGCAGTTATAACTGGAGTCGGTTTACTTTTATCAGCCACAGGCATGGGTATGAATTTTGCCGCTGCTGGACGAGCAAGGAGAGCTCAAGCAGATGCAGAATTTGATGCACAAAACGCCTTAAAAAAAGCTAGAAAAAAACTTAACGTAAACTTTTACGAAAATTTATCTATCAATAAGGAAGCTTATGAATTAGAAAGAGAGGCTTTACTTTCTGCTGGTGCACAAGCAACAGCGGCAGGTGCAGAAAGCGAGAGAGGTGCAGCTGCTGTAGCAGGTAGAGTGTTGGCAGCTCAAAACCAAGCTCAAGCTCAACAAAGGGTTGCAATGAGTAAAGAACAAAAAGCACTCGATACTTTAGTTGCAAGAGAAGATTCAAGATTAAGAGATATAGGTGTACAGTTAGATTTAGAAGAAGTCGCTGGTGCACAAGTAGCTGCGGGTAGGGCAGAGCAACAAGCTGGCCAGTTTCAAGCAGCAGCAATGCAGGGAATAATAGATACAACTAAAGCAGGATTGGCGTTTGGAGACGCTTTAGGTCAAGTGAAAGCATCTAGAGGTGGTGACCTTGCAGAAATAAATTCAAGGTTTGATGATAAAAGCGGTTTATTTAGACGTGCTGACGTGGAAGGTACTATGGAAGAAAACTTCAATAAATTTCTAGAAACTGACGCAGGTAAAGAATTAGGTTTGAACCCTGATGATTTTACAAAAACATTTGAGATAAGAACCCGACCAGCTTTAGATGATGAAGGCAACTCACAAATAAGTGGTCAAGTAGCATTTGAAGATGCTTTCAGAAAACAATTAACGCCACAGGGAATCAAAGCGTTTGAAGATTATTTAAAAGAGATAGCCAGAGGTGTAGATACAAGTGGTCTTCAACCATCATCATCTTTTGTTGTAAGCCCTTCAAACTAACAATAAATAACTATGGCAAAAACATATTACGGATACGCACAAAGAGAAGTTTCATCATCAGTAGATTGGAGCGGGGTTGCTCGAAAATTTACCAACATGCTGGAAATGGAACAAGCTGCAAGAGAAGCTGACCAAGCAGCATTAGACCAAGCAAATACTGAATTAGCTACAACCTTACAAAGTGCTCCAAACGGGGAAACACAAGAGCTTCATAATTATATGTTAGACTTTGCAAACAATGCGTCTAACTATCAGCTTTTACTCAAACGTTCTGTTGATAACGGCAATATGAGTAAAAAACAATATACAAATGCCGTAAACAATTTAATGGCTGGG